TTTGTGGACACCCAAGCGCATACCCCAGGACTTCAACGAGTGTGCTCCACGCATAAACGTAGGGAGCTTCGCTTCGTTCCAGTCTTCGCGTTTACGGTCTGGGTGGTTGAGTCTACCCAAGACCATCGTGTCGATGATAGTTGGGTGCTCGAATCCATACAGTTTACGCAGAGCCGGAAGGTCGAACCCTATGCCATTGTGTGCGACCAAACAGTCAGCCTTAGATAATCTCTCTAGTGCTTCATTAATATTATTACACTCACCGTTGTTGCGATAGCGGTGGGTCCCTTCGTTGTCCATGATGACAATACAATGCACAACCTCTAGTCCCTCTAGGGTATTCCAGTTGCCGATCGCGTTGGTCTCTATGTCAAATACTGCTGTGTTCATCTTTTAAAATGGGTTAGTGGTGTCCATGACATGAGTCTCAGTGAGACGCGCTGTGTCCTTGTCGTAAGCCAACGAACACGCCACGCCTGTCTCCCCGCTAAAACGGTTCTTCAGGACCCTCACGGTTGTCTTGTTGCGGTCCTCTGGGTCTTCAGCTTGCTGCGACCTTTCCAGTCCCAAAACCATGTCTGAGAGTTGAGCTATGGCTTGGGAGCCCCTAAGGTCCGACAGACTAACTGCCCGCCCGTCTTCATGGCCTCGGCCTTCAGGACGCTTAAGGTGACTCACGAGTAACAAAGCAACCTTGGTCTCTTCGACAAGAGAGCGCAGTGCGGTCATTGTGTTATCGATAAGTCTGCGCTCGTCGCCGTCACCGATGCCTGAAACAACAATACTGATATGGTCGAGGACAACAAAATCAACGTCGTAGGTTTTGATCATGAAGCGAATCCGGTTGAGCAGGCTGTCAGACGCCAGACTACCGAAGTGATCATAGACGTAAAAACGACCGGAACCTACTGTCGCATCGAAGGCTTCCTTGAAGGCGTCGTCGCGTTCAAATGGTTCTAAGTGTAAACACTTGCCCATCTCAAGACCGATGATGCTCAAGGCTGTCTTCTCGACTGACTCTTCGAGCGCGATGTAACCAATGCGCTTGTCAGTAGTTTTCATTAGGTGGTGCGTGATCACACGGCAAACCTGTGACTTGCCGATACCGCTACCCGCACAGAGCGTCACAATCTCGGATTGCCTTAGGCCATGCGTGAGCCTGTTGAGCCCCGAGAACGGATACTCTAAAGACTCGACCTCGTGGTGCTCTGCGATCTTCTCGTAGAGCTCTTCGCCAGACAAGATGTCGTCAGGGCGCCAGACTTTGGCACTGAAGATCGCACCGATAATCGCAGACTTTTTGCCTTCGATAAGACACTCGTTGGCGTCTTTGTGTGGCAGGTGGGCAACCTTACACTTACCAGCAGGTAACATGTGGGCAACCTCTTCGACGGCGTTGCGCCCACTCTCGTCCATGTCGAACATCAAGATCACCTCCTGGAAACCAGAGAGCCAGTCAAAGTGTTTCTTGAACATCGACTTGGCAGACTGAGCGCCAGCGCCAAGGCTCACCACAGGGAACTCACCGCCCTGGGCTACTGCCACAGACATCGCGTCGATTTCTCCTTCGGTTACAACAAGCTTAAAGCCTGGAACTGGGTTAGCCCACAGGTGCTGCCCGAAGAAATGATCGGGCTTTCCGGCGCATCGAAAGTCTTTACCTGCGAAGCGATACTTCTGGGCGATCTTCTGGCCCGGTAGGTCGTAGTAGTTTGCGATGTGACAAGGCTTACCGTTAAGGTGGCCTACTTGGTATCTGAAACGACGGCAAGTAGCCTCGTCGATACCCCTCGACTCTAACGCGGTGTATTCCCCGTCGATAAAGTCATTATTATTATTATTATTTGTATTTTCCATTGTTCTCGGTGTTCCATTCCCGGCACGAAAAACTCCACAAGCATAGCACTTAGTGGAGTCGTCAGTATTTATAGTTAATGCATCGCTGCTGCCACAGTCTGGGCAAGGCTGATGCGTCAAGGCGGCGGTAAGTTGATCCATTCGTTTGGTATCTTGCTCTTTGCGTCACACCACTCAAAGCCATTATCATCACACCACTGACCATAGGTCGTCTTGCTGTTCTTGTTGAGCGTTGTGTTTGCATTCTGGAATACAAAACGAACGTCTGCGTCAGGATTCTGCTCACGAACAAGTAAGTGTTTGGTGCGGTCTGAGCCCTCAAAGTAACCCTTGACTTCTAACATGATGCCATTAGGCAACACGAAGTCAGGCGTGTAGGTCTGGGGCCTTAGATATTTAAGCTTTTGGCTCTCGTAAGAGTAGTCAACCCCAGCCCCTTCAAGGGCCGAGGCAACGCGCTTTTCTAATCTAGAACGAAAAATCCCCGTTCTCTTTGCCTTGTATCTCCTCATCGTGTAGCTCATTAGTGAACTCTTCGCCACCAGAGAATCCACCCTCGACTGACCCAAAGACAGAATCTTTAGCGCCGTATTCGATTAACTCAATAATCTGGACAGAACGTAACCGAAGGCTCACTCCAAACTTACCACTCACAACCCAGACATGGGGCTCTAGTGCTAACTTAATGCGAGACCCTGAGCCTACTTGTGGCATCTTTATCTTTTTACCAGTGGCGTTGTAACAGGCTACATTAAAATTAATAACACCTTTGTCACGGGTTTGCCGCTGGGCGACCTGCTTGGCCATAATGTAAAAACCCTCGTCGCTTTGTCTAAACGGTGTCGAGGCGTCTTTTGTGAGTTTACCTTTGGACTTCTCAGACTCTTTCACAAGCTCTGCAGCATACAAGTCGTCGTAGTCGCTTTTCATGGCGTTCCACTCAGCTTCGGTAAGCACCAGTCTTACCTGGTAAACACCGCCAGTGTTAAACTTGTAGTCTGGCTCATGGAGATGCGGGTATAGTGCTTCTCCTTCGGGTGTTACGATTAGTTTATTACTCATTGTCTTTTTCTTTCTAGTTTTGTTTTTGGTTTTACGCAAAGAAGTATGTTGACTCCTTAATTCGTTTGATCTCAGCGTCACCAAACTCTGGTGGCACTGGGAAATCTAGCTCTGGGTGTTGTTCCTGTAACTGACTTCGCCATTCACTTAATAGGTCTCGCGAAAAGAAGTCAACAAAAACTTCACGTAAAGTTGAAGAAAGTTGGTCACACTTGGTAGCATGGGTTCCGTAGCTGTCGTGAATGAACGAAAAGTCGTAGATTCCGTGCTCTTTGTTACACCGAACAACAGTCTCGTGGAGCGCTGCTGCGTCTAGGCTGTGGACGACGTTAGGTGACGCCCCGTTGACCATGCGACGCCTACTGATCAACGTGTCGTCGTCCTCGCGGAACTTAACGCACGTCGCTTTGCCTGATATATATGTATTTACCTGCTGGTTGTGGACTTTGTAGTATTCTTGGTGGACCGGGAAGCCTGTTGGTGACACCCAAGACAGCGCTTTGTTTTGATCAGCGATGAGCTTGGCGCACGCCTGGAACCAGTCCATGCACTGCTTAGGCTTCTCTAGGACCGACTCAATGCCCTGCCAGACATGCGTGGCTAACAGTTGGATCGCGTGGTATCTCACGTCGTCACTGAACGGCTTCTCTCGTTTCTTTCCGTGGATTTGTTCGTCATACCATTCATTAATATATGCCCTATTAGAATACGGAGTGAGCCCATAAGAATAACACATGACCGGCCTCTTGCAGGTGCGCCTATCGATACCAAAGGCCACCCAGGCTTTCGCTAGGTCACTCCCGTCGGCCTTGAGTGACGCCAAGGCATTCTCTGCAACAACACCATAGATGTCCTCAGGGCTGTCTGTTGGTAAAACATTAGTGGCCTTCATGCCATACGGATCTCTGGTTAACATCGAGAGAATCTGTAGGCCATTGTTGGAGGCGTCGAGGTTCACTGGTAACGTCGAGTTAACTTTACCGTGGGTCTTGTATTCGGCCCACTCGAAGCACCACGCCAAGAAAACCCAGGGCTTGTCGGCTTGGGTCCAGGTGAGGTCTTGGCGCGGGTCCCTGGCGATGCGCAGTGCATGCTCGGTGAACTTCTGGGCCCAGTGCCATCGCTCGGCCAGCGTGACCTTGTCGTTACCCCAGGCGTTTGCGCCGGCAACTGCGAGCCACTTGGCGTCGTTGTCGTTGGCCACACGCTCACTCCGGGCAAACTGTAGTAACCCCCGGCACAGGTCGTTCCCCATGACACTCAAAGACGATGATATATTATATACTCTACCCCGAAAGTCACAGTGACTCGGATAGAAAAACCGAGAGGCACTGAGCTTCTCGGCTGTGTAGATAATCTTGCTGGTGAGCAGGCGCTTGGACTTAGTGCTGGCATTGCGCGAGTAGATCCCAGCGGCCATACGGCGCCACTTCCGGTTTACCTCTTCGTCTTCGTGGAAGTCATTAGGAACATCAGGGATCACCTCGTCTTCTTTGGACGGTAACGCACCGATCTCTACGTTGTTACCCCAGGCCCACTGTGCGACCCCAAGGACCTTCGGGTTCACTACCCACGGTGTCCCCTGGATCAGATTGCACGCTTCCATTGGCGTCTCGACGTGGCGGGTCTCGTTGTCACGCAAGAAGTCCATGTTAGACGTCTTGATAAACGGTAGCTTTGGTAACGCTGTGCCTGCTGTGTCGTAACCACCTTCCCAGATAGAACGCCAAGGCAACGGTGCGTCAGCGGTAGGCAACCAGAACGGCTCAAAGAGCTCTTTGTTGTCGTTGTAGTTCTCAATCCAATCAAAGGTAGACTTAGAGGCTGTAACGTAGCGTGTCGGCTTCTTGCCTGCTTTTTCTAATATATATACATACTCAACAAGACCAGTGACGTGACGCAGCAGTTCGACTAGCGTTAAACCACACGATAACTTGTCGCGGCGTCGCCAGTCGTCATAGTCAGGCATGAGGCCTTTTGACGCTTCGTTACGCATCGAACTCTTGATGTGCCGTCTCTGTGAACTCAGGCCACCACGGCGTTTCTGGGCACCTAACACAATGCCTTCCCCTTTGGCCTCGTTGTTTTTCACGAGGAAATCACAGCGGTGCTGGTCTTCGACACGCGAACCAACAAAG